AGTGCCAGCACTGAACAGATGGTTGTTGATTTTTACGATCACGTTAGTGTTCGCGGTGGAGACATCGCTATTCTCAGGATCTTGAGAAATGTCGATGGCTTTAAGTGGTAGACCCGCAGTAGTTGCGCCTGTGCTAACAGCAACCTCAGTACGAGAATTGCCACTTACAGTGCTTCCTGCTGTTGCATCGACAATATCAAAATTGCCAAACAAATCGGCCACAGGGAATGCAGCGTTAGCTTGGATTGAGAAAGTCGCTGATGGATCATCGATTACTTGACAGAAAATCTCAGTGCCAGTTGCGTCAGCAGGCCAGTAATTTGAGTAAATGATGTTGCCATTTGGATCTACATATTGACAGCCGTTAAATACGCCCAAAATCAGAGCAGTACCACCAGCAGGCGCACGAACAATTGTTCCATTTGTGGCGATTGTAACTAGGTCGCCTTGGAAAATGCTTGTGTTATACGCGGAGGCAATACGATACCGATTTTGCCGCTGTGAGCTAGTGCTCGTGCGGACAGGGCGAAGGCCGAAAGGGGCGTCTTGATTCGCCATTTTACTTATCCTTCAGATTTGTTCCGTGACCCGAAACTCACGGATGATTTACGTTGCGCTGCCAGTTTAGGCATCGCTGGATTATTTTCACGCATCCAGTCACGATCAACGGCTTCCATTTGATTAGTGGTAACACCTTGATAGTGGTCCTGTCTTTGTTTCGCCATTTCGTTGGGGACACGAGCTAGTACCAAACCGCCAACACCAATGATGCCTGCGTTGCGTCCCTCATCTACTACTGGGCCAAACCATTCTGGATATTCCTCTGCCTGAACGAGTTCATATCCTTCTTGCCGCCTTTTATGGACGTTTGTTTTATCGTCATATTCCATCACGGATTCGCGAATCCAGCGATGTTGGTAGCCCAAGGGCGCTTTGGGAGCATCTAATGCTGAACCGGGACGCCATACTTTGCGCTCTTCAAGCTCCCGCGTTTTTGACTCGCGTGGCATACGATCCGACATATTAATTTCTCCGATTTTCTAACTTGGCAACTTCAGCGGCATATATATCCAGAGGTACATTTAACTTCTGTGCTAAAGCGACTTGCCCCTTATTAAGCTCTACTTGCTTCTTCCGTCCTGATTTAAGGGTGCGATTTCCGCTACCCGCAGGTGTGACAGATTGGACGTTTTTTCTGTCAGCCTGAAACTTGTTCGGCATCTCTCGACGGATACGTTTGTCGATTTCTGCGTAATAATCGTCACTTGTAGGGTCATAGCCCTCTTCTGCGACCAAAGTATTGTGAATAGCTCTAGCGGCACCCGTCATAACCTTATCGCCATCTGGGCCAAACCAAGTGTTTTTCCCCATCCAAGATTCTAACTTCTGATCTCTACTTGGCGCTTGTCTCTGTTGAGCTTGCTGCTGCTGCTGCTGCTGCTGTTGTTGTTGTTGTTGTTGTTGTTGTTGTTGCGCAGAGCGTTGCTTTTGCATGCGCAAACGCTCTTTTTCAATAGCAATTTGAGAAATTGCAGACTGAGCTTCCGCGACTTTTTCGTACTCTCCCGCCTCATACGCTTCAGTCAATGCACGTTTTGCCTGAGCCTCTTGAGTAGTTACACGTCCTTCGTATTCACTCATGTAGCCTTTGTCTAAGCTTGATAAACGCTGCTTATATTGGTCGTTTTGTGCTTGGACTTGCTTAATGTACTGGACTGCCGCAGCGGCCTCTTCCTCCGCGTGGCGTCTCGCAGCAGTAAGCTTTCTAATACGCTTATCTACTTTTTTACTATAGCTGCCTAACTCGGATTCATCTTCGTCATCTTTACGAACATTTGTTCGGGTTGTGCTGTCATCAGAATCATCGCCGTCACTGTCGCTGTCTGAAGCAACATAGACCTCTTCGTCATCCAACTCAACGGATGTTGCAGTTTCAAAATCTTTTTGGTCTTCATCTTGCATAAGATTTTTTCCTTCTGTGATCTTTATACATAAGAAATGTCTTTGGGGTCAAGGATTGTTGCGATAATATTATCGTCATTTATCACACGCACCTCAAGTCCCTCTACTTTGAAGCGATTCCCAGCATATCGTCCTATAAGAACCCAATCTTTCTCCCTACACCAGTTACCTGTTGGGAACTTTTGTTGGTCTTTGTATGCGTCAGGTCCGAGCTTCACAACATACGCGGCTACAGTCGCAAATGCCTCTCTATCTCTAACAGCGTCAGGTACGAAAAGTCCGCCTTTAGTTTTTTCGCTTGGGTAGAATGGAATAATCAACATTCTGTACCCAGTAGGCTGTGGAAGACGATCAATGACAGATTTGCCAATCGTTGACGGATCATCTTCATTTTTGCTCTGCTCTTTTGGCTTACCAAACGCAGTTTCCAAAGGCTTAGGGATGTCCCTCATCCCTTTAGGATTGTTTGCTTTTTTAGCAATGTGATCAGGAACGAAAAGTTTTTTATTCATCTGAATACTCTATGTTTTTCATTGAGGTTCTGATCTCATCCTCCATAAAGGTGAGACCTTTTAATTGCCCAACTATGTATCTGTATTCGGAAAAGTCTTGCACATTTCCGGTACCTAAAGTCACCTCTAAGTCTTCGCGCTTTTGACGCAATTTTTTAAACAGATAATCAGCTAAGTGCAGTGAGTCCATGCGTTTCTCCCACTGGAACTTTATAAGATCTAACGGGAAACACAAGTACATATCCCAATATTTTAAAAAACACCCATGAACTTCTGGGGTTTTAATATTGAGCTAAACCTACTTATAACTCTTGGCGACTGCTTTTTTCTTCGTAGCAAGCTTTTTATTGGCTTTTGGCTTTTCAACCCAAGCTTCGTTTTGTGGTGTGCTAGGGTCATCGGAGATAAAGTGACCTTCGACATTTCTTGCCCTTACTTTTTCTAAAACTGGCTCGGAAGAACGCCTAGATCTAAGTTTTTCTTTGTTAACACGAGCCATCTCCTCACGAACACTACTGGACATTATTCATTCCCTTCTGTCTTGTCTGGTTATTAAGTGCCGCAATGTCGCGCTGAGTTTGAACACGATCTTCAGCAACACGGGTTTTGTCTGACAACGCTTCTTGCTGCAAGTTTAAACGCTCTTGAGCCAACATCATGTCCGCTGCATCTTGCTCACGATCTAATTGCTGTTTGGCAGCAAACTCTTCGGCTTTGCGCTGCAAATCAGCGGCCTTTAGCTGAAGCTCTTGATTGCGAATATCTACAAGCGGGTCTGTGCCTTCAGGAATAGGCTCAACTGTCTGCGCATATTGCTCAGTAAGTTCAGCAATAAGCATAGCCGCTTGACGGTCTATAGCTGGCTTCAGCATCTGCATCGCTTCTGGATTCTGCTGAACTTCAGGACCAGCCTGCTCCATAACCAACTGAGACGCTTGCTGTTCAGCAAGCAACCCAATGTGCTCCTGAATGTGACCTTGCAAAATGCTCATAACCTGTGGGTTCATCTGGACAGTAGGTGTAGACATAATGGACAAGTGAGTTTCCATGTGAGCCTTGTGATCTTGGTCCGGGAAAGCCTGTGGTGGAGCGCCATTCATAGCCATCTGGTTTTCCTTTGCAGCATTGGCTGGCTGTGGCTGCGGAGGTGGTGGCAATATGCCGTCAATGTTATTAACGCCAAGAGCTTCGTACATATTCCTGTACGCTTGGTACAAGCCCTGTGGCCCACCATGTATCTGCGGGTTTGACTGAACTAATTGCAATTGCGTTTGAGCAAGAGCAATACGCTGGGCCATAGAAAAGATGTTGGGGTCACTGACCGGAAGAACATCAACTCTGCCATCGAAGTCATTCGCAAAAACTTCTGGGCCAAACTCATTAGAAGGCATGTAGGGGTAGGATTGTATTGTCTCAGAGAAAACTTTCGCAAGAAGTTTGAACTCAAGTTTCTGAGAATAGTGCATCCGCTTGTGAATAGCAGACATAACCTTAGTGCCACGCTCCATAATAGCCATTGTAGTGCCAACAGGAGTTTCGCCACCCATCTCACCTATCTTCATGTCCGCCATAGCAGCAAAGCGCCGTCCTGCGTCTACAAGAGTGCCTAGAAGGTTATAAAGGGTGCCAGATGGCTCCTTAAAGGGCAATGGCATCAAAGATGTTCGTATGTCAGTACCAGCAACATCAATATCACGGAACTCACCCGGTTGAATTGGGCTTTCTTCATCACGGATACGCGCACCACGAGCCTTAAAGCCAGCAGGTAAATTAGACAACGTACCTGCATCAATAAGTTGACGCAGAATAGATGTAGAGGCTTGCGCCAATCCACCAATCATATGAGTTAATCCAAGCCCATAGAACCCAAGACCCGGAAGAAACTTGTAGTGAACAAAATAAGGCTTTCTGCGCTTCATAATGTCCATTTCGTCGTAGTTACGGCGAATCGCCAAAACATCCCCAGTGTCAGCCAGTATGGTAACAATGTAAGGAAGCTTTAGGCCACTCTCCTCGCCATCAGGCCCAATATCCTCAAACCCGGATATATCCAAGTCTGTATGAACCTCGTGAAGAGACAACTCAGTGGATGAATTACTAGGGTGAACGCCTTGAATCTCATCAATGGTTTGCTGAACTTCAGACATATCTTCTGAATTAGAGCTAGTCGGAAGGTCAATGTCGCTATAAAATCCAGCTAGTTGAAGCTTGCGAACTTCATTAGAATCCATTTTTATAACGTGCGTAATACGCGGCGCAGACGCCAAATCTGTTGCACCATAAGGAACAACTAAGTCTTCAGCATGTACAAACTGACTAACCGCGCGGCCCTTCAAGGGATCAAAATAAACCTTTTTAAAGGTTGAACCAATCACAGGTAAATAGAAAAGCATCTGATCCATCTCAGGATCGTATTCCTCCATCTCATATGTCACCATGTAATTCATGTAGTCTTTGACGCGCTCTGCTTGCTTGATAAGCTGCTCGTTATTCGCTCCAACAACTTCAACACGAATAGGTCCACTAGCAGGCAACATCTCACGATACGCCTGAGCTTGAAACTGCGTTACACTCTCCGCAAGTAACGGGTGAACAACGCCAGAAGAACCCTCAAAAGGCTCAGTACGATCTTCGTACTGCATACCAAGATACTCTAGTCCACGCTTGTATGTATCTTCCCAGTCCTGACGGGCAGCAAAATCGCTGTCAATGTCACCAGTTAAATCAGAAGCTATCCGCGATAAATCGCCGCCATCAATGTAATCAGCCAAATTGCTGTTGAAATCAATGTTTATAGGCTCAGAAACTTCTTCGTATTCACCCACAATCGCAGTGCCATCGTCAAATTCAAAAACACCGGGATCTTGAACCATATCTGGCAGTGTAACTTCTTGATCTACTGGAACTTCAGGAAGCAAATTTATGCCGCCAGCACCAATGTCTTGTTCAATAGCCATGTTCATTCCTTTTTAGGTGTTGGAGCGGATGGCGCTCAACCAGCTTAAAGCGTTTAACTGAGAACATCTGCGTTAAAAAGCCGGGAGAGGAACTTTTTAACACCCACCGCTCCAACCTCATTAGAAGATATCCTTAGAGCCGCCTTTAATGGGCGACTTATCTTCATGTTTATAATCAGTCACAGGCCCACCGGACTCATATGCGTTGCACACATTGTCACCAGAGCAAACAAAATCAAACTTCGTGCAGTAACCAACCCCATCGGCATCTCCCATGCCGTCCTCAATGCAACCAATCATTTCAGACCGAATGTCATAATACTCACACATGGCACATTTTTTAGTCTTTTTACCCATGTTTGAAATAGATTTTTCGTATGCAAACTCATCAATAGCATACTGCCTGTTTGCAGAGTTTTCTTCCTTATCTTCTGTCACCAAAGGACAAGTAAATTCTTCGTTAAAATCGTCATCAATCATTTGATTGACGCCACCCTGAAGTTCTTCCATATCAATGTTGATAACGATTTTAGCCATTACTTAACTCCAACAAATTTGGTTCCGCTAATAGCAGCACCGCCACCACGAGAGTGACCAGAGTTTTCTAATTTTGTTGAAGGGGTGCCTTCTTTCGGCATTGCTTCCTTAACAACACCATCTTTTTCAGTTGTTTTGCCCATTATTTACATCCTTTAAATGTTCCACCACGACCAGCCATTACAGCGCCGCCGTGCTTGTAACCCTTAACCTTGCCACCGCCCATCATGCCTTTGGCAGAGCCAGAAGATCTCAAAAGAGTCTTCAAATCTTCTTCGCTGTAATTGTCACGAGGATCTATACCTTTCGTGCTACCACCGGACATACCGCCGATCATTTTCGGACGCATTTTAGGACGCAAAGATGTCTTTGGTGCGCTGCCGCCATCTTCCATCGATTCCAAAAGCGCCATCATAATTGCTTCTTTATTTGCCATGTCGGCCTCCTAATAGTATTCTCTGCGCTGACGAAACGCGGTTAAATCGTCCTCATCATAGTCACTTGAGGTGGTAATAAAACCCCCCTGCCTAAAACGCAGTATAGCCTGTGTCATAGAATCCGCCAAGTCATCATGTTCGCCATTGGGAAATGCCGCGCATTCTTCTATGACTTCATCCGCAAACTGCGTATCTGGTGCCCAAACCATACCACTTTCAAATACAGGAGCACAGGCATGCATACGAGTAAATTTATCAGCGCCACGGCCCGGAGTAAATGGCGTTACAGGAATACCTAGCCTACGCAATTCCTGAGTTAAAGGCATGCCAGAACCCTTCTGCTCAATTAAAACCATGTCAGGATCATACTCTTTGTATAAATTATTCGCAGCTTCCTTTAATTCAGGAAACTCCCAACGCCCCCTAGTCGCGTCAAGCAAAACAATGTGGTCCTCGCCAGTTTCATCGTGATGAAAAATGCCCCAAGTTGTAATCGCGCTGTAATCTGCACGGTCACTCTTACTAAACGCAGTGTCATAAGATTGAATGATATAACTGCAAGACGGAGGAATATCCTTCTCCCAAGTGTTCCACCACTCACGCTTGATAATCGCACCCTCTTCAGCAGTAGGGTTCTGCATGTACTGGGCATTCCACTTGCCAACAGGAATAGACGCCTTAACGCCTTCCAACTCTTCAAGAGACCAGTATTCAGGCCATAAAGGCTTGCCAGAAGGCATGATCGCTGGAAACTCAACAACTTCCCACTGATCAGAGCTTTTGCCGCTCTGCTTGTTTAAAACCTTCGCAGTTAAATCACGAATAGACCAACGCGTCATAACAATAATAATAGCCCCACCGGGCTGTAAACGCTGACGAGGGCCAGAAGTGTACCAATCGTAAATATGATCTAAAGCAGTGGTACTTAACGCATCTTGCTCCGAAACAGGGTCATCAATGATCGCCAAGTCCGCACCACGGCCAGCCAAAGCGCCGCCCACGCCGACAGCGTAATACTCACCACCGCCGTTAGTGCTCCACCTACCACTCGCCTTAGCGTCACTAGCCAAGCTGACATCCGGGAAAACATCTTTAAAATCCTCGCTCTCAATTAAATTCTTAATCTTCCTACCAAAACCAACAGCCAACTCAGCAGTGTGAGTCGCCTGAATAATTTTAAGGTCTGGCCTGCGGCCCATAAGCCAAGTTGGAAATAAATAACTAGCAAACTCAGACTTCGTATGCCGAGGAGGCATATTAATGATTAAACGCTTACACTTGCCGTCAGCAACATCCTGTAACTTCTGGGCATAAATCTTGTGATGGCCGCCCTCAATAAATTGAGGCCAAACATACTTAACAAAACTCATAAAACTTTCTTGTTTTATCTTGCGAGAATCAAGCGCCTTAATGCGCTCAATCATAGGAGCTACTTTGGAAATCTCATCGTCAGTGAGATAACTTGCAAAGTCTTTGAAATCGTCCATTAACCACCTAAAGCTCTCAGGAAGTTATCAGCAGCACGATTCAAACCCGCCATGCCACCCTGAGCCATAGGCTTGATATTAGCAGAAATAGGAGCAATCTTAGCTGGCCTTGTTTCAATACTTCTCAAAACATCATTAAAGCTACGGACATTTCCAGAACCGCCAGAACCAATATTCAAAGAAGCATTGCCATTACCCGACAATTCTTCCGCTATAATACAAGCATCAGAAGCTACATCGTAAACGTAACCAGCTTCGTTACAAATGCGGTTTCCGCTCTCATCTATCGTGTATCCAGTGTCAATTTCACTAACAATAGAATCATCGCCATCGCCTTCGTCTTCGTCATCGTCATCCAAAATGTTATAAACATTTGAAACATTAGTCCCAGTGCCTAAGCCGTTGTTAAATATTCCAGCACCTGTGCCAACAACACCGTCGTTAACCTCAAGAAGCTTGCCGTCATAAGTAACAACAAACTCCCGGCCATCAGACGTAATAAACCCATTTTCCGTACTAGAACCGTTTGGATCAATTTCCGCAGCCTCAGATTGAACGTTATAAATCTGCTGAAAACGTGAATTGTCCGTAACAGGATTGCCTTCAGCGTCCGTAAAGCCACTAGCATATTCATTAGCCGAAGGACTATTTATGCCGCTCATATTAATCTGATCACCCAGATTTAATCCATCACCATAAACCGGAGAAACAAGATTGGTACGAGTGTCGGGCAGACCATCACCATCAAGATCTTTACCCTTCAACGTACTAATATTGCTGTCTTTGTAGAGTTTGTTTGTGGCGGCTAAGCTATCAAGATCATCTTGCGTTACCGTATAATTTAAATCTGGAAGTGTTGGAGGTAAAAATTCTCTTGCATCGCCAGCTAAAACCTTGTCAGCAAACGTTCCCATAGTGGACGTATCATAACCAATGTACTTGCCCTCGTCATCGTACTTAGGAGTCGCGCCTTCATTAATGGCGCTCATGTGCTGGGCTACAATGTTTGTTCTCTGAGCTTCAGTTTTATTAACTAAACCCTGAACAAACTCCGAACCAAGGCCGAGGAAAACACTCTGACCAACATTAGCTATGAACTTGCCAAAACCCTGAACAGGAACGGACTCGTCAAGCTGAGATTTAATATTGGCTATTTCGCCGTCAGAAGCGCCGGGATTTAATTTTTTAACAGATTGCGCAACCAATTCAGGGCTAACAGCAGGAGCAGTCTGGACTGGGGCGGCTATAACTTTAGGTTCAAATTGAGCCAAGTCACCCACGGGCGATGCAAACTCAGGGCTGCTGCGAGGAACTGAACGCATGTCATCTACTATCTGCATATCGTCCGTAGGCATTCTTGCTTCAGCAATACGATCTAAAGCAGATACATCAAGTTCAGCGCGTTTAAGGGCTTCAGCAGTAGCTTGTAAAGGCTGCATATTGTCCACAATAACCTGTCTCATATCGTCCGAAAACGCAGGAGGATAAGCCGCTTCCTCTAAGGCCATAGTGTCAAGGCCCGTAGCAAGGCCACGAACCCTATTAGCAGGGCCAGCGTCAAGCCGCGCTTGTGCGTTTATAGCAGCAGAAACCTCTGGAGTTAAAACCGTGCCGTCTGGTCCTGTGAATACAGGACCGCTATTGGGCTGTATGCCGCCGGGAATAGCAGAGCCGTCCGGTAATGCCATATTCGGCGCTGGATCAAGACCAAGCGAACTTGTAGGATTGTACTTATCTTCAGGTATATTTATTAATTCACCCTCAAACGAAACAACCTTTCTCGGAACCGTTGTTGGCTCAGGGGGCGTGGTGTTTGAAACGCTGGGCGTACTGCCGGGCATTTCACCGGTGTTGCCGACATATGGCAGCACTGATTCAAACCTGTTGGTGCCAGCTACAGGAGAATCAGTGAAGATGGTATTACCGGTCTTTGGAATGTTATTGTAGATATTGCCTAAATTACCATAGTCAATGCCAGCTCCAATTGGGCTAGAAGACATAACCTCTGGGCCAAAATTACGGGATGCTAAAGTACCAGCCTCAATGTCAGCAGCCGTATCAGCACGGCCCGGAAGTATATTGCCATT